ACAAACTCATCGTCTTTTTTATAATATAAATATGTCATAGCCTTCGGAACGGTTATTAACCCACAGCCTGAATCTTTATCCATAAAGGACTTAGCCTTTAACACTATTTCCTCTGCTACTTTAAAGTGATCTCTTTTCTTTAGTCCCTTTTTCGTAAAGCACATATCGTCATCAACCTTAAACACATACTTAAAGCCATTCTCCTGTGCGTACTTTGCTATATCCACCATTTGCCCACAGATATAATTTTCATTATTTGTTTTTACAATACTATTTGACGGAACAGTCTGTTCGTAATAAATATACTGATTGGGCTCAACGAAGATTTTCCAATTATAACTATATTCGTTTAGCCAATATTTAACTGTATTATCTAACCTATATGGTCTATTGTGGCTTGGTATTGCTAACAAAACGTTCATAGTGGTATAGATATGGTTCTTTCCCCCTTATTGACATTTTTTCGAAAGGCTACGGCTTTTTTTATTCTAACAACCTCGCCAAAGGATCTGCGTAATAATAGCGTGTTTTCTTTCATGCTTTCTTCAGTCCTATAATCATTACACCCACCCCGTGCCATAAAATTATCTTTGGTAAAAAAAGCGTATCTTGTGTCCATAAGAAAATACCTGTGGGTGTATGCGTTCAAGCAACTGAGCCAATGATCTTCACCCTCGTTCATATCTAAATTATAATAAAGGCGATTGCCGTCAATTACTCCAAAGTGAGAACTGTTCATATAACCACAAAATCTGAATGGGTTTTGACTAATATACATTAACGGATTTCTTTCCTTAGTAAACCCAAACATATAGGCGTTCATTTCTTTTGCCATATCATAACATCTTAAAATAATATCTTTAACATATTGAGGATCGGACACATAGGCGTTTTCTTCAGCTTCTTCATACATTTTACGAACCTTATAAATATCGTCATCAACTGTAAACCAATCGCCCATATTGTCAAATAGCCACTGCTTTGTTTTTGTGATTCCCTTAACACCTTCGGGCGTGGTTATTACCTCATTGTCGGGGTTGAGTTCTCTATATTCTTCCCCTTCATTGTGTGGAACTAACAAAATAAGATCTTCAATAAGGTCTTTGGTCAATATCTTATTCGCCCGTCCCTTTGAAGGGCATAATATTTTAAGGCTATCCATTTATTGCCTTCTGTAATTCTTTTACGTGAATAACGTGGTTTGGTGCAACCCTGCTTGACTTATAGCATTTTGCCTTACCTAAATCAAAAACATTTCTTAACCAATTCTCATCCATTTCATTATCGCAAAAAACAACCAATGCCGTATACTTTTCATTAAACTTTGGTACGATGGGCATCTCTGCGTTTGTATTGTCATATTTATAAAATTCATCTTCAAACTCATCTGTCTCAAAACCAACTAACTCACCACCACGAAAACCAACATCCTCTAAATAATCAATATCAAAATTGTTTGCGAGTATATCATAGTCAAACTCTCCGTGATTCCGATTGTCTCTCAATCTATACTCAGTTATTTCTTCTTCTGTCATATCCCTGCTTGGCACACGAACATCTATTTCGTGATCTGCCCCGTGTTTCGTTTTCAAAAGTCGTATTCTTTGGTGTCCTGCCAAAATATTATTACTTGTATCAATAACAGGTATACTTGCGAGATTAAACTTCTCAAGAGACTTTTTTAACTGCCTGTTGTCGTGGGCACTCATCCGTCGTGGGTTATTAGGATCGGGGACGAGTTCTCTCAATTTTCTCTTTTCTGTTTTCCAATCAATATTTTTTGACATTTCTTTTCCTTCTTTTTGCAATTCTTTTTCGTTGCTTTGCAGTTCTGCCCTCGCTTTTAAGGATGGCGTTTTTCTTAAGCCTGTTTCTTTTGCGTTCTTTTGCTTTTTTGTTTGGCATTTCTTCTAACCCTTAAAAGATCAATAATTTTAGGCGTAACATCAACAGCTTCTTCATAGCTTTGTTTCGATCCCCACTCAGTGTCATCTTTAAAAATTTGCGTAAACCTCGCATCGAGGATCTCATCAAGCTTATTTACATCGGGATAATCGTTCTCTATTCTTTCACAAAGTTCATTAAGACTGTCTGCTTCTAATTTTTTCATGGGTGAATGGTCTATTTCTCTACCATCAATCTCGGATATTTTTTCACCCTTTAGTTCAAGGAATGCCCGATAAAACACACTCACAAGAGTTCCATGTCCTCTATTTTAACAACTCTTAATTTATTTCCCTTCCTAACCATTGGCTTACTGCGTTTAGCTAAGCCTACAGAACAAAAATACTTGTTTGGGAATACTTTTTCTCCCATCGAATTTTTATACAAAATATTAATCAACACACCATCTTTTCCTATTTTAGATTCTGCGATACCAACAGATCTGTCCGACCAAATAGGCTCTTTTATATTTACAACATTCATACCGTTGTCCTCCTAACTGACATTTTAGTCCAATTAAAAGCCCTTGTCATTTGCAACACCTTCCTTTGGAATGTTACATCATCCATCTTTTTGGGCTTAAACAATAAAATTGTCCACGATTTTGTTTCTTCGTCATATTCAAATCTGAACCCCCCACCATCCTCATCGAGGCATTCAAGGAGACCTACGCTGGTCAGTGCATCGTTTGGACTTGTGGTTAACGTTTTGGCAGAGGGCTCTAAATCTTTATTATTCTCCATACAATACTTACCTTAAGTTACCTATGAAAACCTTTTAAGAGCAATAACAATTAATAATGCTTTCCATTGTTTAAACCATCCCACAGGTCTTTCGCTTTTATGGGGGCAAAGTATAGGTCTCTTTCAATTTTCAACCCAAACGGCAACTTTATTTCTTTTAAGTCGTTCAGCGAAAAAGAACCCATTTCTATCTCAAACAAATCAACAATGCCCCAACAATAATCACCATCTTCGCCAATGTTCATTAAGTACCACGTTCCCAATCCTGACGGATTAAAAAATTTGGCAACAACCATTTGGTCAAGATCTGAACCTTTTTCATATTGGGATTTCGCCTTTTTTTCAATATCCTTAGTTAGTAGTTTCATTTCGCTTCTCCCCTTTGTTTTCTATTAAAAATTCTAAATATTTTTTAGCCTCTAACAAGTCTTCTAACCCGTTTTTATTTCTCCACCTACAAACATACCTGATCACGTTCGCCTCACAAAAGTTTAGATCCCACGATTGAATAAATTTAGTTACCTCGAAACCTTTCGTATAATAGCTTGGATTAATAGATGCGTCTGCATCATGACACCCTAAAGAGCAATAGTCTTCGTTGAAATCGGGCTCTGCTTCTCCACAGTCAAGCCCTAAGGTGCTCCCACACCACTTACAGTAATTCATATGCAACACCTCTTAAATTTTTTCCCACTTCCACAGGCACAGGGATCGTTTCTGCCCTGCTTTTTCTCTGTTTTTATTGGCTTTAAAATGAACATAGGAAACTTGTTCCCTCGCCCGTCATCCATAATCCTTGCAAAGCCATTTTCAACACACCATTTATGATATGCACCCCATCCACCCTTCTGTCGAACAAAGGATCCACTATGGCTTGGATGTTTCATCCCGTCATTCATTCGTCGTCCTCGGGGTCTCCACCACAATCAATACAAATATTCTCACTATCAAGATCTTCTTTGCAGTTTCCACAAACATCGCAATTCATACAATCTTCGTGGGGCTCGTGCTCACAGGTAAGTCCTTCGTCCCCATACCATACATCACCATTTTCATTATCGGTCAATAGCTTTTTAAACACTCCCACGATTATCCTCCCAACGGCTTCGCATCCAACCCAAACTATAAAATCTTCGAGTCGGGTGCCCTTTGATTTTAGACCTTCTAAACCCTGTTCTAATGAAGGTCTTATTAACTTCTGTCTTTTTTTTCTTGTTATTAGCCATTGTATTCTCCCTCCTCAACTAATGCACAAAAGTCATAATTTAAATCATCAAAATTAACTTCAACTCCTGTTTCTTTTTCACAAATTATTGCATCGGAATACTCCTCTCCGTGCCTACCAATTTCAAGTATATATTGACCTATGAAATGCTTGGTTCCAAACTCATTACTGTGTTTAAAATCTGAATCACTAAGTTCTATCTCAAACAACATTCTTGTCCTTCTGTTTTTTAATGGTTTTATAATCATTTTAAATTACTCCTTGATTTGTTATGTTATTATTATTAACCACAACTAAACTTCTTAGAAGGAGAACTATGGTGTCAAGCTTTTTTTTATTTATTTTTTTCAATCTAATAATGCTTTTCCTTTTAGCAATACAACATCACCGCAAATCAAATAGGGATGTCCCTTATTTTCAGCATATATAATGGAGGCTTCTCGGTTCGGCTCTAAATTCAAGATCCTTCCTTCCTCGTTTACGATCATTTGATCACCATTATTGAAATATATAATTTCGATCCAACCACCAACCATCTTCTGTAATTTTTTTAACGTTGGTGGCTTATCTTTAATAACTGTAAGGTTTGTCATTACAATACCTCGCTTTCTATGAATATTTTTTCAACCTTATCTCGTTCTGTGTGAAAATTCGCATCTTCGAGGGCTGATAAAAATGCTTGGACTATTCTAACCCCGTCCCATTTAAAATACTTTGATATAATGAGCCCCAAGCCTTCCGATTCGGCTATTGAGCCCCTATATTCGGGCATATAAGACGTATTGATCTGATCTTTGATTAACAGTTTTAAGACTCCTTCAATAAGGTCTTGTTGCTTTTCATCACAAAATACGTTGCTCATTCGCTATCCCTCCCTATCATATATCCAAAAACAAATCCGAAAACAGCAAACATAATATCTATGCCATTTATGGTTCCTAAATATGTGTCTATGCACATTCCTTCTAATCCCATAATTACTCCTTTGCTTTTTTCTTTTTCGGCAATTCTATTTTTCTCCACTTCTTACCGTCAATACAAATTTTTAAAAATGCTTTGCTCCCCTCCCTTACTACTACTACATCTCCGATCATAGCCATTAATTCCTCCTAACCTATTTGAATTATCAAGTTACACTCACTACAAGTATAATGATGTTTATCACAACTATATTCGTTTCCGTTTCGATCCTTGTATACCTGCCCGTTGCCATCATCCCAAAAATCTGCATCTTCCGTTCCACAGTCTCCCTTACACCATATATCTTTTTCAAATTTTTGATAATAGGGCTTAACCTTTTCAACAACTATCCGAAAATCGTTGCCGTTGGGGGATAACGCACCCACAACTTCGTGATTTTCTAATGATCTCGGAGAATTGTTTAACACTCTTTTCACCTCGTGATAATCTCCGACTGTATCAAGCACAATTACAGCCTTAGTGTTTGTGCCGTACAATTCTGCAGGGATTATATTTCCTGCGAAATTTCCTAAAAGCCTATTTACTATCTCGATTGTTCTCATTTCGATCTCCTTTAATTAGGGTAAAATGAACCACTCCAAGAGTGCCCCATTTCAAAATAGTGGTTATCAAAATCCAATTTACACCATTTATCAAATAACGTATATCCGTTGTACATATTTAATGCGTGGTACAATGGTCCTTCGAAAGTCATTGATATTGTTTTGTCGTTTGCATATTCGCAATAATCAGAACCTTTAATATCTTCTATAATCGTTTTCTTTCCACTGCTATCATAATTCCAACAGATCCCGTTAAAATAAATACGGACATCAGTATCCAATCCATATTTTCTAATGAACCTTTCGATTGTTTTTGCAACTTTGGTTTTTTTCATTTTTTGTCTCCTTTTTTAATGTAACTATTAACCATATCTAAACTTCTTCTTAAAATTTTATGTTGTCAAGCATAAAAAAATGGGGCAGTTTTACCCACCCCATTTTTCAATTAACTAAATAGGTTGAACCCGTATTTAGTAACCTTTCCTTGATTATTGCCTCCTACGTGAAAATCTTTGTTCCACGTTTGAAGGAATATTTCATCCTTTTTAAAATCCCAACCTTTTTTATTGCGAATAGAAATACCACCAGTGATTTGGCAGATCTCCCATTCACCCTTTTCCTTTGGGACTATTTTGCAGTAGCATTTTTTGACATCTCCATTCGCCCTTGCGTTTTTCATCGCTTCTTCAATCGTGTCTCCAGTGCCCCAGCAATAACCACCAACAACTAAGAATTTATAGTCTTCATTTATTTCGAATCCCATTAATTCGTGAATTGCTTTTTTCATTTCAAGGTCTCCTTTTTTTTATTAATTGTCAAAGAACTAACTAAACTTCTTCATAAAAAAAATTAGTGTCAACCTTTAATTTTCGTGGTTTTTAAAAAAAGACTGAATTACTTTGGATACATTAAATACAGCGTATATGGACATATACTACTTTGAATTATTATGGATATTTATTTACTAACGTTATGACGATAGTAAAAGTATTAAGAGGATGAAATTTTAACTAAAAATACTTGAAAGGTAAACAAAGGTAGGCAAAGGTAATTAATGCCTTATATTATATTATATTATATTTTATTAATTAAGTGGATAAAGAAATACTTGTGCTGTAACGATTATGAGCAATTTCAGATGTCTTAACGGGATCCATTTGTACGTAATTGTGCCCATTGTAATAATACAGAAATTTTCTATCATTATGCCTTAACCAAATATTTTCAAAGTCATTTTTCAATGTCGAAGAAATATTATCATATTGCCGACTAAACGATAATTCAACATCTCCTCTCTTGCTGATATACTCGGTTCCTGTGTACGATTCTTCTCTAATTAAGTTTGCTGTCAAACCCTCCGAAGATCCCATTCCATACCGAACTTCGGGGACAAAAGACTTACCAAGCAATATTTCGTGCAATTTTACATCAGAACTCAAGCCCTCCATTTGCAAAGCCCAATATCTATACGTTTTGTTGCCAAAAATACTAACACCCCACCTATTATTGCCAATGCTTGCCTCCCACAGGTATTCATAACTCGATCCCTGCGAATTTGAGGCATACAACTTAATAGATCCCCCAACCCCATATAAAGCCAAGAAATTAAATTGAATTTGTGCTGTCATATCAAAAACGATACAAGCCTCCGAATTTGAGCCCGAAAACGTGCAGATGGATGATGTATTGCCATCAAGCAAGTTTGAGGCGTTAGACACCCTTGAAACGTCTGAGGTGAAGTTTCCCGAGTCTATATATCCCGTTAGTATTGACTTGTCTTTCAAATTCCCCGAATCCCAAAAATATTGGTCGGAGTCAATCGGGGTGGCTACTGTCAGCCCGTCTGTTATTGAAAAACTGTCCGTTGGAGTGAAGGTATTAAACCAAGCCTGTACCGTCTTTGATAATGAGTCGCTTGTCGTAACGTTGTCATTTGGCGAAAATATGTGAATTATTGTTTCTACATCAACATCCAAAGCATCTGTAGAGGAAACCGAGTCTGATAAACTAAATACGTGCTTCCAAGTATCGGTTGCCCTTGAAAGAGACTCAGAGACACTTAATGTCATTTCAAAGGCTAAAATGTGTCGCCAAGTGTCTACAGATTTAGTAATTGAATCAGAATTACTTAATGTGTCTGAATGAGTATAATTCGATCTGAAAGTATAAACAGATTTACTGAAACTATCTGAGGTGCTAATCGAGTCGGAATGGGACTCAATATAACGCCAAGTTTCGACAGACCGTGATAATGCGTCGGAAAGTCCAAAGGAATCTGAAACACTCCTAACGAACTTCCAATCTGCAACACTTTTTGAAAACGAATCTGTGGGTGAGGTATATAAATCAGTGAGAGCGACTACCTCTCGCCACGTAGAGACAGATTTACTAAAAGAATCTGAAAGGGTTATACTATCAGAATGACTGAATGCTTTAGTTTCAGGGAGTCCTGTAATAGTAAAATAATCTGAATAGTCGGTTCTTGTAGGCATTATTCTAAGAGGTCGTAGTCCATTACAATTTTAATTCGATAGTCTGTATCTGCCGTTTGACTCGATGGAATTGTCCAAGAATATGAAGTGGCTGATGCACTTATGCCAGTTGCAATAGTTAGCACGTTACTGCTCCCATTGTATAAATAAAGGTCGAAACTTAGGATAGCCTCATCGCCCTGTATTACCGATGCTGTCCAAGTTATGCTTTGAGTTGTATTGGCTTGCCAACTACTTGATGAAGTAGGAGACGTAATAGCAACGGAAGCCATTAACTAATCGTAATAGTCCAAGTTACCCTGCACACATCATTGTCATCTAAGGAAAATGCTGTGAAATCCCCACTTGCCTCTGCTGTGGCAAAAGTAGTGCTAAAAGAAGGAACATTAGAATTGCTCAGACTAAACCCCTTGCCAATGTGCATTTTATCAAAATTCTGAGATGCGGTCGAGCCAACCCCTTCTGCCCCTGTCCAAGTTCCCTCTGCTTGCCATGAGCAAGAATTAGATCCCCCATAAGTCGTTGATTTGATTTCATCAAGCTTTAAATCAAAACCATCGCCATCAGATACTAATGCCTCGTAAGACTTGACCTGACTTGCGTTGTTTGATTGCCAAATAAAAATCCCATCTTTTCCGTTTTCCTCAGAATGTGTACTTGCGAACCAATTCGAACTTGTATTTATGTGATGGCTTGAGGCAGATGAACTTGCAAGGTGGTTTACAAAAGCATCTTTCAGGTTGTCGTGAATTGCATTGTTAAAGTGTTCAGACTGTTTAGTACGACCTTTTTTATCGCATATAAGCAAATGAACCCTTCCACTTATGTCTATATTAAATTTTGGTACTATAATTTCCATATTTCTTCCCTAACTAAGTGTAATAACCCAAGTCAAATCTAACTGCTGACCATCGGCAACTGCTTGAGTAAAAGACGTACTTGCGTATAAATAATCAAAATCAGACGACCCGTATCCGTGTCCTACCTTTGCACCTGTAAATGTGTAGCTTGAACCATCTGCTCTTGTACTACTAACGAAAGTAACCGTATTAGCACCAGTATTTGCAGTAACTGATGTCGTTTTTGTTTCATAATACGTTGGTCCTGATATGCTGACTATGATACCATTTTCCCCTGCTGTGGGGGATGCAAAATTATCAGTGCCAAACTGACTGCCACCCGACCCAAATGTTTGTGCTGATTGCAAAGAACTTGCCATTACATTTTTTAACTCGGAACTAATTGTATTTTTTACTTTTTGTTTTTTGCCTTTGCGAATCGATACCTCTAATTCGCCTGACATTCCTATTTTATCTATCAAGACGGACTGACCTCCCGTAAATTAATTGTTGTTGAATATCTACGATAACTGTTTTCTGCAAACTGTAGTGAACCATCTGTCATTCTTACCGTATAGCTTGTGCTCCCATCATTGTAGGTAAACGATTTGTAGTTACCACCCACAGTGTTTCTAAAATTTTCTAATTGTGTTTTGAAAGTAGAACTAATACTGCTCCAACTCCACTGCCAAGTTTTCTTACCCGTATGTGCCTGAATTACATATTCTGTTCCTGAATACGATTCAAGCGTAGTGTTTGAATATTCTTTACCCGTTTGTGTGCCGAAATCGGGCTCTACTTCAAAAGTAAGGTTTGTTCCACTGTCATAACTCGAATGATTAAAATATGCCATTAAATCTCTCTTGCCTCAATGTCTAATGATCCACCAACTGATCTATTGGTAGATGTTACTATATATTTTTTACCCGACCAAGTGCCTCCAAAAGGATTAACCTCCATGCTTGAAAAAGCTATAACATCTCCAACTTCTAAGTTTGTTTTTCTTGGATTTATCATTTTAAAGTTTAAAATAATTTTTACACTTCCACGCATATCGTCATAATAATCTAAAAAAGAATCGTTCCTATTTGTACCCGTTGCAGAAACATTGTCTACAACATATTTTAGATCTTCTTGTGTAACATTTTCTTTGCTCCCTGAATCAAAATAATTATTTCTAACTGACGATGTTTTAGTTTCAGTAGATCCATACTTATCTCTTGCAGGATGTCTTTCATATTTGACCTCCCACTTAGTTACTAAATCAGTAAGGGCACTGTGCCTAATGGTCATGTCCCGTAAATCATCGTGAGTTAAAGACGTGGAACTATCGCTGAAAGTTACTGCAGAGGGACTGTTTGGAATAAAGTGATAAATTGGATCCCCGTCTGCCCTAAACCTGAAATTGAACCCACCCTCAAAACTCAATCTATTCAAAATGTCTTTCATAGACTTGGGTTCGTCTTCAGTCCAAAATCGAACATTACTATTTTTTTCACTACTCAAATCACTGTAATTAATTGGAGCATCGGTAAC